ATACTGACCAATACTAGAGGCGAGAAGTTCACGATTGAGCTTTTCAGCGATGACCCATCCAACCTCGAAATGATGATGGTAAAATTGGGTGAAGAATAACAAAGGGGTGACTAATGGACTACGAACTGTTGTTACACAAGTACATTGACCACGTAGCTATGTGTGACGGTGCCACATATATCCTGCGTTGCTCCGAGCCGGTGTTCACCGTTGAGGAGATCGAGGAGCTGGAACGACTGGAGTCACTGCCCCGGCCGGATATAGATATGAGTACAGAAATTGCTGATGATGACCTCTTTCAGTGTGCAGACTGCGGGGCAGAACTTGATATTGACGAGTCTATCCGCGTAGGTGCAGACCTGTCATGTGAACTATGCGTTGAACAAGCTGGGATCGAGGGTATTCGCAGAGACGACGAGGGGGCATAGTGCCTCGTCTAGGACTAACTAATAGAGATATAGATATGAATGATTACAAAGTAAAATTGAGTCTCCCTGTTACCTACGAGTTCCTGTGTGACATCTTGACTACTGCTGCCGAAGGCGGCATTGGTTATTGGGCCAGCTATAGTCCTGAGCGAGACAAGGATTTAAATGTTTGGTTAATACGTAACATTACAGACGATGACGATGAGCTTTTAGGTAAGGGGTTTGTGGAGCTTAAAGACATCACACGCGCACTGAGTAAGATCTGTTCGGGTGATAGCGACCTGTGGTCAACGCAAGTCGCATATATAATGCGATGTGTGATGGACCCAGACGGAGGGGCTACGTTAGACGCAGATGACTGTGATGCTATCTTACAGACAGCTCTGTTCGATGAAGTGATTTATGGGTAATAAAGAGGATATGTATATATGAAAGATTACGTATATTTGGCGGGTCCGATGGAAGACGCCCAATATGAAGACATGGTGGGGTGGCGCAAATATGCAACTGCTTCGCTACTCACACATGACATCAATTGCCTAGACCCAACCCGACGTGTCTCATACCACGAGGAGTTACAAGGGGTTCTAGGTGCTGAGAGGCGCGTTATGAATGTCTCTCGGAGAATTTTTAAGCAGGATATGAAGGACATAGCGTCTAGTCGTGTCATTTTAGCAGACATTCGTAGGTCGTCAGGTAGAGGCACAGGGACCAGCATGGAACTTATGTTTGGTCATACTGAGCACAAGATCATGATTATGTGGGGTAGTAAAGAGGACTTTCCACACCCCTTTATTCAGTCAATGGCAACTGAGATCCACTATGATCTTAATGAAGCTATTGAGGCTGTGAAAGGATACTACTAAAGTGGAGGTATTATGCACATCTTGAGGATCTTTAAGAGTGTAGTGAAACATAAAAACCTGAACCCCTTCTCAGCCAAAGGAGACTACGTCGAGGGGGAAAATAATAAAGCGATTGGTTATATTGCGGAGCCTTTGTGGTATGTTAGGTTCACCAACTCTCATGGGAACTCTGAGTCATTCGCTGGCGGAAGTATCAAGAAGTATGGGCCCTTCTATTTTGCAAGAGGTCGAGCCTACGGGTACTTAGATGATAAGGCCACTGATGAAGGTGTGCCTATACTTGCTATAGCTTTCCTTCGCAAGAAAAGCGAGCAGATAACGGTATTTATACCTAAGAGAACTCAATACGTAAAAATAACAGCTCAATATTTGGAGAAAAGAAGAGATGCCCTACGCAGATAGATCCAGCGAAAATACAGCAGTCAACCCCGCACATTACCGTATCATCCCAAAGGAGGCTTACGAGAGGTTCCCAAGCGGATTACAGTATCAGGATATCATGCTGTACGTGCTGTTAGGTCACGACCCACGGGTCGCTAACTTAATGGCTCAAACTTTCAAATATATGTTCCGTGCAGGAAAGAAAGACCCCCTACTGCAAGAGTTAGAAAAGGCCGCTTGGTATCTGAACTACCTAATTAACGAAGTGGTCAAAGATGACGAAAACCTCAGAAACCAACAAAGAGAAGACTAACATGAGCTATATTGCGACAGCAGAACCTAGTGAAGTTATCAAAGACTCCCCTATATACAAAGCCAGAGAGAGAAAGCTTAAGAGTTTAGTGCGCATGTTCAGTAATTACTTCAGAACAAAAGAACTTTATATAGCTGGAGGTCAGATTCGGGATTTGCTTTTAGAACGAGAGCCAGCAGACATAGATGTCTTTTTACCTCTTCCAGAAGGATTCGATGAGGAGCTCTTGCTACCTTTGGTTAGCGGGTTAACTGGAATCTCAAATGTAAAAGAGATAGTACCTGAGAAAAACTGTGAGAACCTTTTAAAAAGAGGGGATGGCACGAGAAGTTATCCCGGCAACCTAATCGTGTTTGACAGCATCCTAAACTCCTCCTTTCAGAATTACTCACCTAATGACTTGCTAAACCTTTGGAATACTGATGAACAAGTGCAATTTATATTCACCAAGGACGTATCTCCAAAATATTATATTACTAATGAAATGTGTTGTAACTTATCTAAAGCTTGGATTGGCCCCGACGGAAATATCGCTGTTAGTGCGGACTTTGCCAGAGGAGTATGGAATAAGCAACTAAGATTTGATTGGACTTGGAATAACTATCATGCAAACTGGGCTTATGTTAATAAGATGATAGAGAAATTTCCTGATTATGAAATTAATTCTAGTACACAAGAGGGCTTAAACCTTTGGCGAAAGAAGCAGCATGAGGGAGCAGGGATTAATAGAGAGTAATCAAGTATGAAGATAGTTTTCGACTTGGAGGGCAATGGTCTTCTGCGAAAAGAAAGACTTAACCCCCCTATAAACAAGGTCTGGATGATTGTCACGAAAGACATCAAGACAGAACAAGAGTATATATTTTGTAATGAATATTATCAGGAGAATAAGAAGGATCCTTATGTGCGCCCTCTGAAAGCATTCAGAAAACATTTCGATGATGCCGAGGAGATCATAGGCCATAATATTATTCAGTACGACCTTCCTGTTATGAAGAAGATACTTGACTGGGTTCCTAGTGTCGATCTTACTGTAAGAGATACACTACTAATGTCTCAAGTATTGAACTACCTCCGATTTGGTGGGCAACATAGCTTGAAGCTATGGGGTGAATACTTGGGCTTTCCCAAGCCCGAGCATGAAGACTGGATGAACTACAGTGAAGACATGATTAAGCGTTGTAGGGATGATGTGACCCTAAGCTTGAGGGTGTACAGGGTTCTCGCAAGGGAGCTCACTGAGTTCCTAAAGTCTTCTAAGAATCCTGAGTACATGAGAAAGAGTATGAGGGTAGAGCACGTACTGGCCGAATTCCAAGCGAAAGCTACGGAAACAGGTTGGGTGTTTAACAAGGAGCGAGCTTTTGAGTTGAAAGAAGAGATGGAGCAGCAGCTGGAAGAGACTACCGCCATCCTCCTGCCTAAGATGAGACCTTTCCTCAAAATAGTAGCTAAAAAACACCCAAATGGTACTTATATGGTATCAAAGCCTGAATACAGGTTGGACGGGAAATATAAGAAGCCTAGTCTGAATCACTTCAAAGAGCCGGGTTATTGCCAGATACTACCTGAAGATGCTTTCCCTAGCCCTAAGCTAGCCGGGGAGTACATCAAGGTGAGGTATGATGATCCTGATTTGAACTCTATTGACCACATCAAGCAGCATCTTTATAATATAGGATGGGAACCTCTTGATTGGAACTGGGAGAAGAACACCAAGACAGGGAAGTTCACTAAGAAATCACCGAAGGTCTGTAAAGAGTCTCTATATGCTCTAGGGGATGATGGGGTGATGATCCACAACTTCCTTTCTACTCGATCGAGATTAGGTATCTTGAAGGGTTGGTTAGCAAGCACTGATGAACAAGGGAGGATCCACGGTGACATGTTTGTTATCGGTACCCCTACTGGACGGAGCTCTCACAAGATTGTTGTGAATGTCCCCGGTCTTGATGCCCTGTGGGGACCCCAAATGAGAGGATTGTTTGGTGTAGAAGCAGGACGTAAAGTAGTAGGGGCAGACTCAGCTGGTAACCAGTTTAGAGCATTATGTCACTACATTAAGGACGATGACTTTACTGACACCGTGATCAATGGTGATGTACACCAGAAGAACGCTGATATCTTAGGTTGTAATAGACCTACAGCTAAGCCGTGGATTTATGCTTTCCTTTTTGGAGCAGGCCTAGAGAAGCTAGGTTTGATTTTAACAGGGAAGAGAGACAAGAAAGCGGGTTCAGAGTCTAAAAGTAAGTTTGCTAAGGCTATACCCGGTTACAAAGATCTTGTAGATAAGCTTTATGCCATTATAAATAACTCCGAGAATCAAGGGCGGAAGCCTAGTATTCCTGCGCTAGATGGTCGTCGAATCTACTTGGACTCATCTCACAAAGCACTCAACTACCTCTTGCAATCAGCAGAAGGTATTACTTGTAAGGCAGCTGTAGCATATGCTTGGGCGAAGTTTAAAGAAGAAAGCATTGATGCTGTCCCTCTGATCTTCTACCATGATGAGATGCAGTGGTCTGTAAAAGAGGAGCAGGCCAAGAGAGCCGCTGAAATTTCAGCTGAAGCTTTCCGAGAGGCCCCTAAATGGTATGGTGTCATGTGTATGGATGGTGAGTCTATGATTGGAAACAATTGGGCTGAAACGCACTAGGAGTACACTATGAGCAACCACGCAATCTAGTATGATTGTGAACTCTGTGGTCACAAGTGGTCACAGGACCAAGGGGTGTTGAATAAATCAATCACTCTATAGACCAATAAAAATAGAGAGTGTTATATGTTAACATTGATAGTAGATGGAGATCCTTTACTATTTAGGTGTGGATGGGGCTCTAAAAGCCTAAACCATGCATTTAAGAAATACGAGAAGGCTCTACAAGATATCAAGAATTGTTGTTTTAATATTGACAGCACTAAGATTGCGGTATTTGGTGATTCTAACTTTAGGGTGGCATTCTGCCCTAAGTATAAGTCTGGTACCGGGAGAAAGAAGGCTAAAGAGAAGAACCCTAACTACTTCCTGTTGAGAAAGAAATTAGTTGAGGAGGGGTTAGTCACCCCTGCTCATGGTATGGAAGCTGATGACCTAGTGAGAATCTGGGCTGAAGAAGAGAAAGCCAAAGGGAATGACTATATAATTGCCAGTATTGATAAAGATCTACACTGTATTGAAGGAACACATTACCTGATTCACAGAGATGCTTTCTTACATATGAGTGAGGATGAAGCGGATCTACACTACTGGACACAGGTGCTAACTGGAGACTCTGTGGATGATATCCCCGGCTTATGGATGGTAGGTCCTGTGAAAGCTGGTAAGATCCTAGAGGGAGCTACCACCAGCAAAGAACGGAAGCAAAGAGTCATCGATGCGTACTATGATGCACATGGAGTTGACTGGAAGGAAAATATGATGCACACGGGTACTTTGATTCACATCATGAGGACCCCAACAGACATGTTTTCCTTGCAGGATACAGACAAACCGAGTGAGTCGGAGGATGGGTAAATTTACAGCTAAGAAAGATTATATCAAAAGGGACTTAGGTCACTGGGTATATACAGGCGTAAACGTAGACATCTCTCAGTACTTTGGGTTTGTGTACTTGGTAATTAATAAGACCAAGAACAAGTTCTACATCGGGAAGAAGCAACTCTGGACGTATAAGAAGAACACCTACACTAAGACCGGGAAATCATTCTGGAGATCCTACAAGACTTCCTCTGTCCAACTACAATTGGATGAGAAAGAAGGAGATGATATGTCTTACCACATACTAGGTGTGTTTCAGACAAGAGCTTGGTGCAATTATAGTGAAGCTTGGTTGCAGATGGTATTATGTACTATCACCGATCGGGACACTAGTGGACAGAGAAAATGGTATAATAATCAGGTAGCGCCTATCCGTTATATACCTAAAGAAGACCATGCCCAACACGAAACGATGAACAAGGCTGCTAAGAAGTCAGAAGCACTTGTCAAGAAGTACGGACATTTAGAGGTAATAGAATAATGAATTTTTTAAAATTTACGATAGGTGGACTGATCATCATGACCATAAGCTGGAGCGTTATAGCTGTTCCTTATGCAGTGATTACCGGGACTCCTTTATCCCCATTTAGTATATTCTGCTGGGGAGCCGCAGCCGCCTACACAACTGCTTTTATAGTAGGTAGTGGAAAAGACAGTAAGGAGTAATATGGCAGATCAGAAAAGCCAGTTTTTAGGGCACATGGAGTGTAGTGAGTGTAACAGTAGTGACGCAGTAGCTGTGTACGAAGAAGGACCAGCTAAATGTTTTGCCTGTGACCACGTACACCCTAACCCTAACGACCCTAGTAAGATAACCAAGAAGCCTACTCCAAGTAAAGGTACGTCCAAGCTAACGCTGTTCGATGTATCTAACTTCTCCGTAAGGGGGTTCAAGGAAAGAAACCTACCCAAAGACATTACTGATTTCTTTGATGTTAAGGTTGGAGTAGACGGTAACAATAACATTATCCAACACTATTACCCTTATGGTGTGGAGGAGACCGTAGGATACAAAGTAAGGGAAGTAGCTACAAAGGACTTTTGGGCTGTCGGAACTATAGAAGGACTGTTTGGACAACAGAAATTCAATGGTGGGAAGCGTTTAGTTATCACAGAAGGCGAACTAGACGCCATGTCTGTGGCATACGCTTATTATCAAAGATATCAGAAGATATACCCGGTTGTATCACTCCCAAGTGCTACGGGTATTAAACACCTCCTCAAACAAAGAGACTGGGTGAGAGGCTTCGATGAAGTCGTACTGATGCTGGATAACGACGAAGCTGGTAATAAGGCCTTAGCAGAAGCGTGCAAGGTAGTGGGTGTGGACAAGGTGAAGATTGCCAAATTGCCTAAGAAAGATCCAAACCAGACACTACTAGAACATGGGCATAAAACGATCTTGGAATCTATCTGGGATGCCCAACCGTGGTCTCCCTCTGGTATTCTCCAAGGGGAACAGCTATGGGATAAGTTCCTAGATCGTAAGAATATAGAGTCTATTGCGTTACCAGACTGCCTTCGTGGGATCAATGAGTTGACCAAAGGTATTAGGTTTGGAGAAGTAGACTTATTTACTTCAGGGACAGGTTCAGGTAAGTCTACTTTGATTAAAGAGATTATACTACACCTTGCGGAGACCACAGAGGATGCTGTTGGTATCGTATCATTAGAGGAAGATCCCGGTGATACTGTGCAGAAACTAGTCCAAATGGTGCTGCAACAGAACCTAACGGAAGTAGATGTGGATGAAGCAGAGGAACGAGAGGCGTTCGAATCAATCTTTAGCAATGGGCAAGTCAAGATGCTAGACCATCAAGGTTCTGTGTCTGATGACTCCCTAATGGACAAGATTGAGACTCTATGTTTAATGGGTTGTAAATACATTATACTAGACCACCTGACTATCGCAGTGTCTGAAACAGAAGTATTTGATGCAAACGCTGCGGTGGATAAGGTCATGTCTGATTTATTGAAAAATGCAAAGAAACATAAAGTGTGGATGGGAGTCATATCCCACCTTCGTAAGACAAAGCAAGACTCTACCTCTTTTGAGGAGGGACGAATGCCTTCGATGGATGACATTAAAGGCTCTGGGTCCGTAAAACAAATCAGTTTCCAGATAATAGCATTTTCTAGAAATACTGTAGCAGAAAGTTTGACGGAAAGAAACACTATCAAAATTAGAGTACTGAAGTCACGGCATACCGGGAAAACCGGGGATGCGGGTGGTGCTTTGTATAATCATGAGACTTGTAGGTTATCTTTCGTGGATAAGAATAATGAGTTCGAACTAGAACCGGAATTATAATATGACAGAAACAAACATAGTTTTAAATCAGACGATGCTGCAGCAAGCTCTTATAGGGTTGTACCAAATACTCTCAGAGAGATCATCTCCAGAGGGAATGTATGTCAGGGCATATACCTCCCTAGTTCATTACTACGAAGTAAAGAGCGGGGATGTCTTTTCTGTAGAAGATTTGGTTAAAATCAAAGAGCCAGATGTAACTGAGGAGTATGTAAACTCCCTCATAACTCTCCTAACATTCTCCATTAACTGGGACGCATTACAAGACGAAGACAAAGAACTTTATGTGAATCTACAAGGGACTGTAGAAGCTCTATGCAGTGTATTGGCAGCTCTTAAGGCAGGTACAGCTGCAAAGTCGGAAGAGGCTACAAAAAAGAAAAAACCAAAGACAAAGTCCCAGATCAAGAAGGATCACAATGAACTTCAAGATTTTCTTAATGGCGAGTGGATTACTAGCCTGCTGATTCAGCGGGAAGGAGAACGCAAAGGTTACAACCACGGAGTCCCCGAAACCTTTGGTGAGTATTTTCCTCTCAAGAATGAAGCACACTGTCTCCTTATGGATGGCGAGTCGTATGCGTATATGCCTCGTAGTACAGCCATCAATTATTGGTTTGCTGGTCAGATCCGTAGCTATGCTAGTTTCATCAATGGAAAAGATAAAGACAAGGCGCACGATCTACTAAACGCACAAGGACTCTCTGATCTTCTTTCAGGATTCCACCGTGGAACCTGTGAGTCAACCGAGCAAGACTGGGCCAGCGGCTTCTATGTACAGATCACCTTCAAAGGTAACAATTTACCCGGTGTTGCACTTAAAGTGTTCCCAGTGGTGTTTACAGAGGAGGAGATCACCGAACTTGCTACTCAAATACGAGAAATCAAGAAGGTACTGAAGGATGCTAAGAAAGATTCTAAGTCCCCCGAGGTGCTTAGTTATGCGGATGATGTCCAAGTCACTATCAAGACCCCTGTAGCCTCCTTTCAACCTCCGATCGACCATTCTAGGTATGATCTCTCTCTGATCAATACTGATCGCAAGGCAGATGATCTGGTGTCTCAAATCAAAGGAGTGATCCAGAAGGAAGAGAAACCACAGATGATCTCCCTCTTGTTGCATGGTATTCCCGGTACAGGTAAGTCCAAACTAGCGAACTATATTGGTGAGCAACTAGGACAATCAGTAATTAAACGTACTTATGCAGAGTTGCAGAGCATGTATGTGGGTGAGGGTGAGAAGCAACTACATGACGCTTTCATGGAAGCACAAATAGAAAATTCGATTCTACTGATTGATGAAATCGACTCTATTGCAGGGAACCGCAGTGATGCCGATCGTAACTATCAAAGAACCTTTGTAAATCAACTACTTACTGAGCTCGATGACTTTAAAGGTATCTTTATTGCTACCTCTAACTCAATCGGTGGGTTGGACCCAGCTGTACTGCGGCGTCTCTTTCTTAAGCTTGAGTTTAAGTTCTTGACTGCTAAGCAGACTCAGAAGTGTTTCGAGCTGTACTTCCCTTCACTAAGCCGACATAAATTAGGTGAAATTGAGTACTTGACCCCCGGTGATTTCTATGCCGTGAGTGAGGCTATACGATACGAGATTAAGAAACCTTCATTAAAGAGGGTGAGAGAATTGCTGTCACAAGAAGTGTCACTGAAGAAGAAAACCTTAACTGAAGTAATTCGGGCTGAGAAAAAACCCGGTTACATTATTTAAACAGTATTATCAAAAAGGAAAACTGAGCTATGGATACGCTTTTCATAGGATTGACTCTTATGGCGGTGTTCACAAGCAGTGCCTTTGCAATAATTTGTTGTAAGGAAAGTACTGAGTTAAGGGCGGTTAATGCTCAACTACAAAGTGAACTGCTAGAAGATAAAATTAAGATTCAGACGGTACTAAAGGAGATTGCCTACTTACGGCGAGAGATTCCTAAACTTAAAGAGGGTAGTTAGGATCACGAGAGAAATTTTTACCGAGAGAAAACTAAATGACATACATCTTAGTAGATGATCCTAATAGGCACGAGACCTTCATGCGTGACTTAGCTATTCGAATAGCAAAAGAAAGCAAGGATCATAAAACGAAGGTAGGGTGTATAGTATCTAAGGGTACTAACATCCTGTCATATGGTTACAATGGTACCCCCTCTGGTTGTGATAACACAATGAGAGATGGTAATGGAAAGACGAACCATAATGTTATACATGCTGAACAAAATGCTATTGCTAAGCTAGCAAAATCTACGCTGTCAGGAGAAGACGCGCACATGTATACCACATTGTTGCCTTGTACCACCTGCGCTACCTCGATCATACAAGCCGGTATCGTCCGTGTGTACTTCGAGGAATTTTACAAGGATCGTTCTGCCCTATCTGTTTTTAAAGAGGCGGGGGTAGCGGTCATCCATTTAAGAAGAAAAGAGAGAGGAGACTGATTTTTGAAATGTTATGGAATAGTTATCAATCATAAGAGGGATGATAGACTTACAGAACAGGCACTAAAACTACTGAAAAGTTATTATCTGGAAAAAGAGGAGACTTCCCCGCAAGAAGCGTTTGCAAGAGCAGCTGTTGCTTATAGTGGTGGAGACATGGGACTAGCTCAACGGATCTACAATTATGTATCCGAAGGCTGGTTTATGTTTTCGTCACCAATCCTGAGCAACGCACCTAAGCCGGAAGAGAAACATGTAGGTCTCCCTATTAGTTGCTTTTTGTCTTATGTACCAGATACAGTAGGAGGATTGGCTAAGCACCACGAAGAAACCGCTTGGTTATCTGTTAAAGGGGGAGGTGTAGGTGGGCATTGGGCTGACGTAAGAGGTATTACTGAAAAGTCACCGGGAGTTCTCCCGATGCTTAAAGTATCTGACGCTCAAATGACCGCTTTCAAACAAGGTAGAACTCGCAAGGGTTCTTACGCAGCCTACCTAGATATTGATCACCCAGATATCATTGAGTTTATTAATTTTAAGGTACCAACAGGCGGTGACAGCAACCGGAAGTGTTTCAACTTGTTTAACGCTGTGAACCTTACTGATGCCTTTATGCGAGCGGTACTAGATAATGCAGACTGGGAACTAAAATGTCCCCACACAGGGACCGTAACTGATACGCTACGTGCGAGAAACATCTGGGAACGCTTACTGGAGGTTCGTTTCAGAACAGGGTCACCCTACCTCAACTTTATTGACACAGCTAATAAGGCACTACCTGATTACCAGAAGGCTATGGGACTTAAGGTACACGGTTCTAACTTGTGTAATGAGATACACTTAGCAACTAGTGAAGACCGTACAGCTGTATGTTGTTTGTCTTCTGTTAATCTAGAGCACTATCCTCTGTGGAAAGAGACAACCATGGTACAAGACCTCATTGAGTTTCTTGATAATGTGCTACAAGCTTTTGTGGACAATGCACCAGAGGAATTGAGCAAAGCCAAGTATAGTGCCATGAGGGAACGCTCTCTAGGATTAGGCGCTATGGGTTTTCACAGCTTGTTGATGAGTAAGAATATCGCTTGGGAAAGCCGTGAAGCTGCTGACCTTAATCGTGAGGTATTCGAATTTATTTCGGAAGGAGCTAAGGCATCTACGAGGAAGTTGGCGGTGTTGAAAGGAGTGGCTCCTGATGCGGCTGGTTATTCCAAAGTACGTAACGCTCACTTGCTGGCGATAGCTCCCAATGCAAACAGCAGTATCCTCTGTGGTACTAGTGCAAGTATTGAGCCTATTAAGGCAAATGTATACACACACCGTACTAGGGCAGGCGCGGATGTCATTAAGATACCTCATCTAGTGAACTTACTAGAGTCATTAGGTAAGAATACTGAGGAAGAATGGGTATCTATAATGCAGAACGAGGGAAGTGTTCAACATCTAGACTACCTTACGGATCACCAGAAAGGTGTGTTCAAGACCTCCTTCGAGATAGATCAACTATGGGTAGTTAAACATGCCGCCGATAGACAAGAGTTTATCTGTCAAGGACAGTCTGTTAACCTGTTCTTTCCTTCAGGATCAGACAGAAAGTATGTTAACAAAGTACACCTACAAGCTTGGAAATCGGGACTTAAAGGTTTGTACTATCTTCGAACAACAGCGGGAAGAACTGCTGATAAGGTAGGACAATCCGTGGAACGTCATGCGCTAAAAGATGATGAGGACTATACCGTTGTGTATGGTAAAGCAGACTGTCCTTGGTGTAAGAAGGCATGTGATTTGTTCTCTGAACGAGGTATGGTATATATGTACATAGACATCGGTGTTGCCGGTGTGACTGCGGCAGACGTTACTGGACGTGATGTAACTACAGTTCCTCAAATTTACGTTGGGGGCAAATACATTGAGAATGGATATCAAGGCCTCGTAGAATTCCTAGGGGAAGATCTCGAAGATGATGAGGAGTGTGTGGCATGTCAGGGATAGACAAAGAGGAGAACTACCATGTCAGTAGTTGAAGCAAGCCTTGTTTTTAAGCCGTTTAAGTACGGTTGGGCAGTAGAAAAAGCTGTAGAGCATGAGAAAATGCACTGGCATGAAGGAGAATGTAAGCTCCAAGAAGATTTAGCCCAGTGGAAAATGGACCTAAATGATAATGAGAAGAACCACATCACACAGATATTACGACTGTTTACTCAGTCAGATGTTGTTGTGGCTGGTAACTACCTAGATCACTATTTGCCTTGTTTCAAGAATAACGAAATAAGAGCTATGTTATCTAGTTTCTCCAGCAGAGAATTTGTACATCAGAGAGCCTATGCACTCCTGAATGACACTCTAGGACTACCCGAAGAGGAGTTCTCTGCTTTCTTAGATTATGAGGAAATGAGAGATAAGGTTGATTTCATGGTAGATATCAACACTAAGAGTCACTCAGGACTTGCTAGCGCCGTAGCTAGGAGTGCTATTAACGAGGGTATGAGTCTGTTCTCTGCTTTCGTTATGCTCATAAATTACTCTCGTTTCGGTAAGATGCGAGGAATGTGCGAAATCGTACAATGGTCGCTACGAGATGAATCTCTCCACTGTGAAGGAATGACTAAGCTTTTTAGAACTTACTGTGAAGAACACCCTAGGATTGTCAATGACTCTTTTAAGAAAGAGATATACGATATGGTGAGAGAAGCAGTAGCTCTGGAAGACAAGGTCATTGACTTAGCGTATGAAATGGGACCTATAGAAGGTCTTAAGGCAGAAGAGGTCAAGACATATATCAGGTTTATCGCAGATAGACGTTTGATTGAGCTTGGACTTAAAGCAAACTATAAACAGAAAACAAACCCCTTGCCTTGGCTAGAACCACTAATGACTACCTCTCACGACAATTTCTTTGAGACAACCGTCACAGAGTATAGTGCAGATGGACTAGCTGGTGAATGGGAATATTGATAAGAGACTTAGAGGACCCCTAACAATAGTTAGGGGTTTTTTAAGCAACCCCGCACGACTCTTTTCCCAAAGGGTCTATAGAAGAACGTAAATGAATACATATAATGAACTTATGCAAGACGTAATGTCAACAGTAACTCACGTAGCTAACTCAGAAGAGTGCAAGGCTCTTGTACGAGTAGCAACAGGAATTGTAGCAACTACATTATCCAAGAATGCTGTCAAAATGGCCACTACTCATCCAGTTGGATTGGCCGTGGTTGGTGCAGTAGCAGTAAGCGCTGTAATCTATAGGACAATTAAAAGTCGTCAAAACGAACCAGTGGGTCAACGAGCTGCCTAAGGCAACCCACAACTAACTATACAAAAATATTGGAGACTACCATACATGAATATTTCTAATGCAGTAGAAGTCGTAGCCCAGATGCTTCAACATAACTTGAACCTTCCAAAGAACTCTTCCGATGCCGCTTACCTTATCCCTATGTTGTGGTCTCTCCCCGGTGAGGGAAAAACTACAGCGGTGTGTGACTTGGCTGACTCACTTCAATGGGACATCCGGACGGTGATTGTAGCCCAGTACGATGCAGGTGAGCTCGGTGGATTTCCGGTTATCGATCGGGAAAACGAACAGTACGTTCGGTACGCGCCGTTCTTCATGAAGGGCTTTGATAAGAAAAAGCCTACTATCTTGTTCTTGGATGAGATGCCTCAAGCTGGTACCGCTAACTTGAACGTATGCGCTCAGCTGATTAACGAACGCCGTATTGGTGAGCATATCCTACCTGATAACGTATTCGTTGTAGCCGCAGGAAACCCAATGTCTGCTCGTGCTGGTACGACCCAGCTTCCTTCTCACTTGAAGGATCGGTTGACTCACTTGGATATCGAAACGGATCATGTGGCTTTTCGTGAGTATGCTCTGCAAAATAACTTTGCACCAGAGGTAACGTCATTCATTAATGATCGTCCTGAGTACCTCCAGAAGTTTGATGCAAATCAGAACGCTTGCCCCTCACCTCGCTCTTGGGAACGGGTTAACTCAATCTTGGAACTCAACTTGGACTTGGGTCTGAGCCGGGGCACTCTGATGGGTCAGATTGGTGAAGCAGCGGTAACTGATTTCTTCGGTTACATGCGGATGTACAATGAGCTCCCAGACGTTCTTAACGAGATCTTCCCTAACCCAGAGAGTGCGGTTATCCCCGATGCCCCTGATGTTCTTTATGCGCTGTGCTCAAATATGTCCCACAAGGTGACTGCGGAGACTGCGGAGGCGCTGGTTACTTACATTCGTCGTTTTACTAACAAAGAGTTTGCAGCTTTCTGTATCCGTGAGACAATTGCGCGTTCGCCTGAACTCAAGAAGTCTAAAGCTATTAGCTCTTGGGTTGTAACGGATGGTCGCGATTTGCTCTTGTAGGGGGTTCGATGCTTAACCCTAGATTAATAAATGTAGAGATTCTGGATTTCTCTAGGGGGACTATACTCCCCCTTAATAGTCAGAAATTCTTCGTCGCAATGGAAAGGGGGCCCGGAATTTTCCGGGTCAACGATGGTACATATGATTTCACATTCACTGAGAGTGAACTCTCGGATACTGGGTGGATTAGGAGAATAGATGGATAGCCAACTAAAAGTAAGCAGGGCTGTAACTAACCTTGCATTTTCGGAACCGTTTTTCGGGTCATGTCTATTGCAGTTAGCCGTACAACCTAGTGAGTTGGTACCTACGATGGGTACTGATGGGTTTAACGTTTTCTGGAATGACGACTTTGTGGCAGGTATTACAGAGGAGGAAACTAGGGGCGTTCTGGCTCATGAAGTGTTACACGTGATCTTTAAACACTGTGCCATGATGGAGGGAAAAGATCCTAAGTTGTGTAATGTGGCTATGGACTGGGCTATTAACCTTATACTCAGAGAGGCGCATTTTAGACTACCCGAAGGGGCCTTGTTCGACCCTTCTAAGAAGACAGCAGGTTGGGCTTGGGAAGAGATCTACCGGTATTTAGACAACATCCAGAAAGACCAGCCGGATGTTTTTAAATACACCCCGGGTAATGGCGGAGTACAACCTAGTGAAGATATGAAGCAGAAAATCAAAGAGCAGATTTCTAATTCTGAAGAACACGTGCAAAAAGGTGGTGGTCAGTCAGCTTCAGAAAGGGAAGAGTACGGAGCCAAGATTGATGATATGGTGATCAAAGCGTCTAACGCTGCTGGTTCATCTGGTAAGGGCTCTATACCGGGTGATATCAAGCGACGTATCAAGGATATACGGGAGCCTAAGATTCATTGGGCTGAACTGCTTCACAAAGAAGTTAAAAGCAAATACCCTATGGACTTCACTTTCCGTAAGCCTAATCGTAAATTCTTAGGGGACGACCTCTATCTCCCTTCAATGGATGGAGAGGAGGTAGGACCAATCGTGATTGGTTTTGATAGCTCTGGGTCAGTTACGGAGGAAGAGACTAGGGCGTTTATCGGAGAAGCTAACTCTATCATCAATGATATCAAGCCTAGTTGCGTCTACTTGATGTCTGCGGATTATAGGGTTGCTAACGTAGAGAAGTACGGGCAAGACGCTTGGTTTGATTACAGCACCTTTGAAACTGTGGGAGGGGGAGGTACCTCGTTCCAACCTGTGTTCCAATACGTGGAAGAACACCAAATCGAGCCAGACCAGCTGATTTACTTCTCTGACATGTGTGTCAGTAGGCATGACTACCCAAGTAAAGCCCCGCTATACCCTGTGATATTTGTGGGCACACGAAATACGAAAGGTAACAACCCTTTCGGTACTTATATTAAATTGGAGGTATAATGAATTATTCAGAATTTAAGAACGAAGAATGGAACAGAAATGAAGATGTTTCTGGGATGGGTTCATTCTTTTCACTATATGATCAGGGAAAGTATGAGGAACTGTACGATGAATCTTTTTGTCAGTATCGACCTGAGTTTATACAGATTGCAGAAATGTATAAAGAGAAGATTAAGAAAGTAGCTTTTAATATGTGGCGTTCACTTGGAGCGGATCTTGAGGAATTAGAGCGTCTGTGTTCTTGGTTGGCAAAAATCCACGGTCCGAGATATCTAGAAAATAAGTCTCTGTCTGTAGATCATAAAATGCGTTTACTCCACTCAGGAATGGAGCGGGGTGGAGGGCAATTTTCACGTAGAAGGTATTTCTACGAGTATGGCAATAGTATCAACAACGACGCTTTGATGAACTTCTGTAACGCTGCTCCTGCTACGACTTTGTCAGGCGATGAAAACGTGATTCGTGTCAAATTCTTTGAGCTAATAAAGGATTTTGAAACATTCAATCATATCCAAGGATACTCTTCGTCACTCTTCGCTATAACCAGAAGGTATATCGCTACCAAGGCTTTCCTAAACAACCCTGTAGTTATAGATCTACAAGAACAGAAGAGAGAACTTGCTCTACACAATCTTAACACTGGGACAAATAGCGGGCGCGGTTTCTCTGGTAATAGGTTCAGGTTTAATCGTTATGAAGACGTCTCTGGCCATGTCTTCAATCGAGATGCCGGGAGAAGTCAAGTATGGGTGACTATACCTGTCAAGGATGAGTACCTCGATTTGTGTCTAGAACACCCTTTCTTGGCCTCTACACCCCTAACCTTCAAAGGCAAGAAAGCATTCCTTTATGACATCACCCCGGTTGATGAAGGGGATATCAAGAAAGCCGCTAAGAACCTTAAGCACAGTAATGCCACTGAGATCGTTGCTTTCTCTATTAACAAGGGTTTCTGGCTCAAAGACTCTAGAGCATATAAAAGTTATTACGCCTCTGCAAGGCATAAGGATGCAGTCCCGCAAACGGAGGGGTTGGTTGGTTCATACGTGGCTAGGGTGAATACATCGCAGTACAGTTTCACCACAGTTTCCACTACCCTCGGTAGAGCGGTTTCTAGTCTTAATAAACAGATAGAGAACCAAGTAATGAGACAAATTACTTCACTCTAAATATCAAAAAATATCAATTGATCTCTTTATAGAAAGAGGCATTAAGGACATATACATGGATACTATGCAAGAAAACGTGATGCTAATCTCCCCTTCCTTCGAGTCAGACATACACAGTCTCGGTAACGGGGTATACGTTGCTTCCCCTTGGACTATGGATGAGCGTAAGGCTCATAACTTTGTTGGAGGTATCGTGAGTTTTCATGATACTAAGTCAGAACGATCTTTCGTTTGTGGTCGGATTTTAGAGGTTGTGAGCTTAGGTAGCGAAGAGTTTGCTCGTAACCGAGTAGCATTCGTCTTTCGAAGATTGAGTTGCTCTATCAACCCTGCTCAAGTTCGCAAGATCTGCAAAGGAACACTAACTGAAAGCCGAGAGCAGGTGCGATACTAATGGAACATAAAGATAAACTCCGAGCCACAGTCGTCAATTTGATGGCTGACTTTATGAGGGATGAGATCTACGCTGATCAGGATATTCCTCTTGAGGAACTGGTACACAGTGCAGCCGTATATTATGACCTAGTCAGCGCTTGTACTAAAGCAGTCCAAGAAGGCGAAAAGGCAGCTATTAAAGAAGCTAAGCGACTCGCTGAAGCAGGTATCATAGATGCCTCTAACCCTACTCAAGTGGACTTGATGGGAGGTCCCGGTGGGATCGGAAGTAACACTTTAAATCGAGGATAAAATATAAATGAGAAATAATCTAGAAGAGGGGATGTACTATTCTCCCGGGAAACTTCTAACAGACTCTGCTATTTTAATTCTAGCAGACGAATTTTGCGAACAGACAGTCATGCCTTTAGTTGTAAAGATAATGGAGTATAACCTACTCCCGAAAGAGTTACAACCTGAGTTTATAACACTGATCCTGAACTCTCCCGGTGGGTCGGTTTCATCTTGTTTTCATCTGATTGACATTATGAAGAGCTCTAAAATCCCGATCCATACTTTAGCTCAAGGCTCGGTAGCTTCCTGCGCCGTCATTGCTTTGATGGCCGGAGAGAAGGGACACCGTACGATCACCCACAATACTACTATCATGTCACATACATGGAGTGGTGGTGCGGCAGGTAAATCCCATGAGATCTCTGCTCAAATGAAGGAATTTGAGTCACTAACAAACCGACTTACGGTCCACTATCAGAAGTGCACAGGTAAGAGTGCATCTTACATAAAGAAGAACCTCATGGGTCCAGTAGACGAATGGATGACCCCTAAAGAGGCTAAGGTACATGGTATCGTTGATACTATAAAGGAAACTTATTAAGGAGAAACAATGATATGTCTACTGATTCTTTCGATAAAACATTCGAAGATATAAAAGAAAAATTTGGGGTTGACCACGAAAATGCCGGTGGTGGTTTTGAAGAAGACCCCAATGCAAACGATGAGAAAAAATTAGTGGACCCTAATGCCGAGGAACCCAAAAGTTTCAAAGGCCAAATTGGTGGGAAGAGACCCGGTGCCGGGAGACCAAAAGGTTCTAAGAACCAGTTTGCTAAACAATCGGTGGAACGGCTTAAGGAATTGAACTTTGATCCAATCGCAGCTATGGTAGAGCTATACCATGAGGTGGCACAGGCTATATCAGAGATGGAAGATCCTAATCACTCTCGAAGATATAGCGCACAGGGACTATCCTCTTTACTCATCAACAAGCAGAAGATAGTCACCGATCTGCTTCGATATGGCTACCGGCATGTGCCTGAGAAGTTAGAAGTAGAGACAACGGAGAAGGCCCCTTTCCAAGTCAACCTAACCGGGGTTAAAATAGAAAGCAAGGTAGAAGACATACCTGCTGTCGAATATGAGGAGATTAAAGATGAAAGAGAAGAACAGCCTGAAGCTCCCCAAGATGGCGGAGATTAAGGTAAGGAAAGCTCAAGGTAAGAAAGGTGCAGCCCACAGGGATCGCACTAAGTACTACAAGAAAGATAAGCATAAGAGGTCACTTGTGGACATTCCGTCCTAACGTCTGAGGAGACAACAGATGATTACCATAATTCAGGATTTTACAGCGTTCGTTAATGAACGAGACCCTGACGCCGGGATCAATCACTATAACTGGGCCACATGCGTGGTCGGAGAGTACATGCGCGATCGAGGCATTAATGGGTGTCCCAGCGATTTCGCCTATGCCACCTTGATTCCCGCCATCCAGCAACTCTGCGGCGGTGAGACCTATCTTTGGGTCCAGATAGCCTACGGCACCGACCTCCCCACCTATGGGTCCCTAGCGGACGCGCTTGCCATAGAGCAGAAGGTAACTGTTACTCTAGACTAACACTAACAAAACCCAGAGAAATCTGGGGATTTTATACAAGGAGAAACCATGAATGTTAATCTACTTAAATTTGTTGAGCTCATCACTGAGTTTGAAGGTGGTTATGTAAACCATCCAGATGACCCCGGGGGTGCGACTAATAAAGGGATCACGCTGGAGACCTTAATGTCTTACAGAAATATAAAAGACCCTGTTGTTGCCTTAGAGAACCTGAGAAACCTAACAATTGATCAAGCCGCAGAGATCTACAAGGAGGGTTACTGGAGACAAGTCAATGCTAGCATCCTACCTCCCGGTGTAGATATATTCGTGGCTGATTGGGCAGTACACTCTGGACCTAAGACTGCGATCAGGCAGCTACAACGAGTTCTTGGTGTGGTAGATGACGGCTCATTGGGCCCAGTTACCAGAGAGGCCCTTAAAGAGGACTCCCCTAGTGCACTGCTACATGACTTGTATATTGCTCGCCACACCTTCTTTCATGAGATTTCTTATGGGAAACCCACTAGGGTCTTTCTCAAGGGTTGGCTAAACCGTATACACAAATTATACCTAGAGACGATGGAGATGGCTTATGGAACCTAATAAATGGTGGGCGTATCGACATGCTAACGATACATGGCAATTCAAGCGTTATTTTGACCCCCGGGATATTCAAGACGCACGAGAGTCTGTTTTTGTACAGTATACTGTTGGTCCCTTTTCTGCTGAAACCAGAGAAGATGCAATCAAGTTTATAAAGGAAAATCATTCATGAAACTGTATAACGTAACTAATGGTTCACAGATACGACTTAAGGAAGATGCCAAGGTACCTGTAGGTGGAGCCGCCGCAGGGAAATCCACTGTACTGAAGTTTCACCACATTGATGGTGCGTATAGCTACTGTACAGATGAAGAAGGTGCAGTGTTCCACCCCGCAGCATGGACGGGCGTAGAGATTGTATTTAGGGGGGACGTAGGCGAGGGACAAGGGAACTCGGTTCCCTCGTATAGCCCTGACCGACCCTTAAGGTAAAGTAATGAACTGGCCTGCCGTAGCTACACTGTTAGCCGTGATTATATACGTGATCTTTATGGTCAGTATGTGTCTATTCCAATTAAAAGCATTATATAGATATGAAAAACAAAGGAAAACTAGAAATGAACGTAACAAACGAAAATAGTAGCCTGAATGAAGAGCAAGAACGAGAGGACTACGTGAATAGTATTGTAGAGAACGGTCTAACTGAAGATATGAGGCAGGACTGGGCCTACGCCTTGAGGTCTGATGAATACGTACAAAACACAGGTGATTGGTATGACCCCAAAACAGGTAAGGAATGCTGCCTGTATGTACTTGCTGATCTACTGGATATCAACGAAGTCCACGTCGGCACTGGTGCCAATCCTGATGCCCCCGGTAAAAGGCCCGGTACAAGGAGTAATCTAGATAGGTTACTGGGGCCGGACGTTGTACAAATGTATGTGACCCTCAACGATAAGCATAAGCTAACGTTTGACGAGATTGCAGACCTGATTGAGGCTGGTGAGGTGGAGAAGATGGTTGCTAATCTCTAAAACAAAAGTATGTAAGGAGAGTCACATGAAAGTTCTAATAAATAAACAAGATGGTACTGACTTCAGTGGTAACCCCCTTGGAGATAACCTAATAACAGCGAGGCCAATCTGCATCAAGGTCATTGATATTCCTTATGGAAAAGACCTCCAAGAATTGAGTATCAGTGGACTGATCCAGTTTATGGAGCTACAAAATATGTTCTCTTTAAAGAATGCAGAGAGAGTTTCTGTGGCGATAGAAGTGAAGCCAGATGTATTTCAACCAGTTTATTTGGCTCAAAATGGTCTGTACGCTTTCTATGACCTACAAGAGGAACAGAGTGAGGACCACATAGAGCCCTCCCTTAACCGCAGTAAGAGGAACAGAGCGCTGGCTTAGAGAGCCATCCCTATGTCGAGTCTTATTCAAAGAAACACGAGGGGTACCCTTATGATTAAGTTATCTATAAGGATAGACTATACTACGGAACCTGAGAGATTTGAACACTTCTTTATCTATAGATCGGAGCTAACACAACTTACAATTCAGAATATTTTAAAGAAGTACAGACAACGAACATGCTCTGATTTCTTGTCCGTGACGATAGCAAAAGAAGTGGCTCCTGATGTGTACGCTCTTATATCAATGACAGGCAATGTGCGTGACCCACACATCCCCACTAAAGGGGGGTTGTAATAGAGAGGTATGAGCCCTTTTAAGACCAACCTCTAGACACTCCCCTTATACTTCCTCCAATTTACTATGAGGATCGGATCTCCGATCTTTACTACAAAGTCAAAATTCACAAGGACTAATATGAAACTATTCATTAAACTATTAAGAGACAGAAAATGAACAAAGCTGATATATGGACAGAGCTAGGAAAGATTGAGGACTCGGTCCACTCGTTAACTGAGGCATTGCAACAACTCCGGAAAAATGTATTTGCTGGACCTGACATTCCGTCTAACGTGTCAGCTAGTAAGGGCGTATACCCCGGTAAGGTAGTCGTGACTTGGGACGAGGTGGTACCTACCGAGACTCTGTCGAGTCCTACGAGCGTATTTATCCCTCTCTGGTACCAAGTCTTTGGGAGCACTAATGGAGCTGACGAAGGTATTTTCCTCGCGGAAACCTCTAGTACTACTTTTGAAGATTTAACACCTACTGAGGGAATCCCTTATTCTTACCGGGTACGTGCCTGTGAAAATGGTGACTTTGGTGAATTTAGTGATTGGGTTGTTGGCCACTCTAAAGTAGTCATCCCAGAGCCTATCCCAGAGCCTATCCCAGAGCCTATCCCAGAGCCTATCCCAGAGCCTATCCCAGAGCCTATCCCAGAGCCTATACCAGAGCCTACTCCCCCGAAACCTATTCCTTCAAAACCTACTTCTTCAAAACCTGACACGTTTATGAACACTAATATCAGGTGGCAGAGAGTCGTTGCAACACGTGAGGGGCTATCTTCATGGAACGAAAGCGACACGTGGATCGATAAGAAATTCGCATCTTCAGGTCTTAACAAAGTCGTAGCAGGTGCACCCGCTGCCTTTAAAGAGCTAACCCCCGGGCTCGTACTGAACCTTCGGTGGCGTGATTTTGTACGGAATCGTTACTTGCTGCCGGGTGGTATAGAGCAAGCAGCTGACCCTAAATGGTCTAACTATATCTGGAACGGCCCAGAGGGTGACTGGATTAAGAAGCTACTAAGTGATCCACGTGTGGTCAATGGTGACATTGCCATCCAAATGTTAGTGGCTGACTCGGCGAGTGCAAACTCTAGGACTGTACCTGATTGTTATATTAGCGCGGGGCTTGCGTGGGCAGGTACAGGCACAAAATCCCACCACTATCGCATGAGGATGGACCTTGAGGGAGGTCGTGCATACATGCAAGCTTTCTATGAGGCTCTATTCAAGAATTACGCTAACGCAGGATTTTCAGCGATTCAACTAGGAGAGTACTACACGGGACCTTCCTCTGATTACCCTGAAGGGTTTAATAAAACAAAGTTCTTCCAAGGGCGTAGGGAGCTGTGGAAACACATTGATTCTATCATACCCCTAGCGGAGGATGGAACTCGCATTGCGGTCTTGCAGAAAAACCCTATTAATGCAGGTGGTGTTACATTCCAAGATTGCATTGACGCAAATATAGGTATGAGCCAGTCAGATATCCGTGGGTTTGAAGATCTTGAGATGCGGTATGCATTCCAGAACAAGATGCCAACTGACATAGGTGGTGATACTCGTTTTGCAAAATTATGGCGTGATGGGTCAAGCAGAGGTGCCTCACTGGTCCCTACTCCGGCCCCAGCTAATCCATTTGGTTGGAAAGCGGGACAGTATGTAAAGTTCTACCCAATTAACATTGGTTGGTTTGCTTCTGCAATCGCACCGTTGGATTCCCTGACGTTGAGGATGGACGAAACCACAGAACAGAATGCCAAGAATATGACAGAGATGCTATTGGCTTATGGCCCCGGTGGTACTAAACTGGGTCCAAAGAACTACCCGGTACCTACAACCAGACCTGCTTATTTGCCATATGGATCGTAAGAGGGTTGTAGGGAGGGCTCGTCCCGACCCCTTTTAGACACTCCTATAACTAAACACATAACTTTTGGAAACTCTACTATGGAATACACAAGGAACCTCCTAGACGCTGCCAAGGGAATCTATGAATCGAACCCCTTTATTTCAGGCTGTTGGTCAGTTCTAATGCTTCAAGGTTTACTAGCTTTGATAGTGCTAGTTATAAATTAAACTAAAGGGAACTCGGTTCCCTCGTATAAAAACCCCCAAGACAACACTAGTACTCCTAAATGGGAGTATTGGTGCTGTCTTGGGGGTATTCTTTTTTTTTTTTTTTTTTGTTTAATAAGGGGAGTGTCTAAAGGGAGTGTCTACGACCCTCTTACGACCCTCCTTACGAGACTAGACGAGAGGTATGAGGATCGTAGGCGAGGGACGAGCCCTCTTAAATCCGATCCTTACGAGTCCTCCTTCTATATTACCTTGATTAGTAAGGGTTATGGGAAGGGAGATAATTGAATCCGCCTTAGATATGGGGGAACCTAAGTGAATCTCCCTCATGGTTCCTTGGTGCCTACGGGG